ACTGGTTTTACACTAGAAACAACTGGAGATGTAGTAGAAGATACTGCTTTAACAGACGCAACTAAATCATTTATAACTGGAAGAACATCATTTTCAGGTACTTTAGAAATGCACTTTGATGAAACTGATGCTCAACAAGAAGCTTTACTTGCTGGTGCATCTATTGCTTTTATTTTATTACCAGAGGGTAATACATCTGGAGATGCAAGTTACACAGGAACAGGAATTGTTACTGGTATGAGTATCAATAATACAATGGACGCAATTATTTCAAGAACAGTTACTTTTCAAGGAACTGGTGCTTTAGCAGTATCAACTGTATAATTTAATTTATGTTAATTATAGATAGGGTTAAATCCCATTTTGAGACTCTTAAAACTATTACAATAGAAGTAGAACAATGGAAAGACGAGCATGGAAATGCTAGTGTATTCTATTCAGAACCATTAACACTTGAAGAAAAAAACATTATCTTTAAAAAATCTAATAACTTTCAAGACTTAACTATCCTAGTTGATTTACTTATAATGAAATTAAAAATCAAAGATGATAAAGGCGAATTAGTTAAAGCCTTTCAACCAGAAGATAAGTTTGCTTTAAGAAAAAAAGCAGACTCTAATATCATAGCTAATATTGCTAATCAAATACTTGTAGATACTTCATTTGAGGAAGCCGAAAAAAAGTAATCAGCGACCCTGATACTTGGTCGCTTTTAGTAGTTGCAGACAGACTCCACATACCAATTCAACAAGTATTAGATATGCCAGTAAGCCATTATAATTTATGGTTAGCCTACTTGAAAAAAGAACAAGATGGGTATAAAAGAAACCAATCATTAACAGAAGCAAAAAATTATAAATAATGGCACAAAAACTTCAAATAGATATTGTAGCAAAAGATAAATCCACACAAGCCTTACAAGGAGTTAGAGGTAGTTTATCTAGACTTAAAAATTCTGTATTTAGTTTGCAAAGTGCTTTTCTAGGTTTAGGTGCTGGACTTGCTATTAGATCATTAATTAATACAGGAAAACAAATAGAAGAATTACAAGTTAAATTAAAATTTTTATTTGGAAGTGCTAGAGAGGGTGCAAAAGCATTTGATGAAATGGCAAAGTTTGCTGCTAAAGTTCCTTTCTCACTAGAAGAAATACAATCTGGTTCAGGTGTTCTTGCAGTTGTTTCTAAAGATGCAAAAGAACTTGCTAACCTTATGGAAATTACTGGTAATGTTGCAGCTGTAACAGGATTAGATTTTAAAACAACATCAGAACAAATCCAAAGATCAATGAGTGCTGGTATTAGTGCTGCTGATCTATTTAGAGATAGAGGTGTTAAATCTATGTTAGGATTTAAAGCTGGTGCAGTAGTATCTATAAAAGAAACACAAGAAGCGTTTGAAAGAGTATTTGGTGCTAATGGTAAATTTGGTGGTGCTACAAAAGAATTAGCCAAAACATTAGGTGGTACTATTTCTATGATTGGGGATAAATTTTTTAACTTTAAAAGAGTATTATTAGATAATGGATTCTTTAATGAATTAAAAAATCAGTTTGGAGAGTTAGATCAATACCTTGCTTCAAACTCAAAAAAATTAGATATATTAGCTAAAAATATTGGAGAGGGTTTAGCTAAAGGTGTTTATAAAAGTGTTCAAGCTATGAAAGATTTAATTCCATATTTACAAAAAATAGGTTCATTAATGAAATCAATGTGGAATGGATATATGGCTTTACCACCATATGTTAGAAATATAGGTTTATTAGGTGCTTTTTTATTAGGAAAAAAAGGTGCTGTTGGTTTAGCTGCATTAACTTTATTAATTGATAAAATTCAAACTGTATTTAATGGTGCTAAAGAATCGCTAGGTATTTTTGACAAATCCAATCCAGAAGCAGTATCTAGGCAAATAGAATTAATTAAAGAACAACTTAAAGATATTAAAAAAATATCAGAAGAAGAAATGATTATATCTGGTGGTAAAATTACAATAACAAAAGAAGATTTAGGAGTTAATTCTAATTTAGAAGAATCTTTATTAAGACAATTGAAATCTTTACAAGAACTTCAATTTGAATTAAAAAAATCTGAACGTATAACCCATAGACTAGGTGGTGGTGCTGATTATATAGCTTTGCAATTTGAAAAACTTAAACTTACATTAAGTGATATGGTATCTATAAGATTAGTTGAAATGCAAGAGCAGATGAAAGATATATCTACAACAATTAATAAAGAAATTCTTAAAGGAATACAATCTCTATCTAAAGCTATGGCAGAATCAGTTGTACATGGAAAAAATTTAGTAGATTCATTTAAAGCTATAGCACAAGGTGCTATGGTTAAAGTTCTTTCATACTTAATAGAACAAGTAGCATTAATGGCAATACAAAAATTCTTTAAACTACAAGAATTAGATAATGAAGAAAAAAAAGATAACTTAATTAGAAAACAAAACACTAACTTAAAAAGACAAATTGTTTATCAATCTATTTTAGCAGCATTAGGTGGTGGTGGTGGTTTTTTAAGCACAAGTGGTGGTTCAATGAAAAAAGAATTGGCAAGTGGTGGTTCAGTTCAAAAAGGACAACCATATATGGTAGGTGAAAGAGGTGCTGAATTATTTGTACCTAACCAATCTGGACAGATACAACAATCTGCTAGAGGAACTGGTGGTGGAAGTACAACAGTTAATTTTAATATCAATACAGTAGATGCTAGAGGATTTAACGAACTACTAACTCAAAGTAGAGGAACAATAACTCAATTAATTAATCAAGCTGTTAATGAGAGAGGTGCGAAAAGTATTATATAATGTCAGGTGCTTTTCCTATATCAACTGCAAAATTTGGAACTTTAGGAATAAAGTCAATTCAAAATACTATTATATCTAAATCAATATCAGGTAAAAGATTAGTTAGACAAATAGATAATCAAAGATGGTCATTTTCAGTTCAAATTATTACTGGCAAAAGATCAGATGTCTATGGAGAGTTAATGGCTTTTATAATTAAGCAAAGAGGCCAGAAAGAAACTTTTACAATCATACCACCAGAAGTTGAAGATGCTAGAGGTAATGAAGATGGAACAGTATTAATAGATGGAGTTCACGCAGTAGGAGATACTACAATATTAATGAATGGCTTTGGTGCAGATGGTGCTGGAAGATTTAAAGCTGGAGATTTCTTAAAGTTTGCTTCTCATTCTAAAGTTTATATGGTTGTAGCAGATGTAACCAGTTCAAGTAATGCAGCAACAGTTACAATAGAACCACCTTTACTTATAGCACTAGCAAATGATTCAGTAGTTACTTATGACAATGTTCCTTTTACAGTAGCACTAACAACTGATGTTCAAGAGTTTGGAGTATCAGGTGCAGATAAAGATGGAAATTTATATTACGAATACCAATTTGATGTTGAAGAAGCTTTATAGATGAAATATAAAGTCAAGTATTGGATTAGTGTTGATTTCTTGGCAGAAGAAATAATTGAAGCTGATGATTTTAATTCTCAATCTTTAAATAAAGGTAAATATAGTGAACCATCTAAAAATGCTAATTATATTGTTAATGATAAAATTAAAGTAACTAGAAGAACATTTGAGGAATATGACGAGAAGCCTGACAACAGCATTAAAGAACGAATTAGCGACGAATGACATTAAGCCATTCCATTTACTTTCAATAGGTTTTAGTACTCCTGTAAATTTTACTGATTGCTCTTTTCCATTAACTTCATCAATTTCAGGTTCTTCAATTACTTATACGTCATCAGATTTTATTATAGGTGTTTCTGATTTTACTGAAGAAATAGATGTTACTAAATCAACTTTAACAATATCTTTATCAGGTGCAGATCAAACATTTATCTCTACTGTACTTAATGAAAATGTTACTAATGATGAAGTAAGTATTTATAGAGGTTTATTAGATTCAAGTAATGCAATTATTTCAGATCCATTTTTGCTTTATAAAGGAAATATTGAAAATTTTGCTATTAATGAAAACACCAAACAAAGTGTAGTTAATATATCAGTAGTTTCACATTGGGCTGACTTTGAAAAAAAGAATGGTCGTAAAACAAACAACACTGCACAACAAAGATTCTTCAGTACAGATGTTGGTATGGATTTTAGTTCTCAAACTGTATTAGATATTAAGTGGGGTAGAGAATAATGTTTAAATGGTTTGAAAGATTATTAATTAAGATAGCAAAAAAGATACTTAACAAACACGCACCTAAAGGAGAGTTTCTTGCTTACATAAATAAAAGAGAAGAAAAACTTTTAAAACAATATGGTGGTGCTGGATTACAAACAAAGAAAACAAAAATTAAATCTTTTTTTAGTATTGGTAGTATTTTTAGTGCGGCTGTAAGTTATTTTACAAATTTAAATCCAATAGTTAAATTAATTGCAACAGTAGCAATTGCATGGTTATTTAGACCTAAAGTTCCTGACCTACCTGACTTTGGTATTAATGAAGCAGATGATTTTGAAACAGGAGTTCTTTTAAACAAACAAAGTAACGATGCAAACATTCCTGTAATATATGGCGAAAGATTAGTAGGTGGTGTTAGAGTTTTTGTAGAAACTTCAGGAACAGATAACACTTATTTATACATGGCCTTAGTAATGTCGGAGGGAGAGATAAATTCAATAGAAGAAGTAAGAGTTGATGACAAAGTAGTTACATGGGCAAGTGCTTTAACTGATGGAACAGAAGTTGAAGTAAATAGTTCAGATTCTAATTTTTATAAAGATAGTGAAAGTTTAATTAAAATAGAACCTCATTTTGGTACAGATGGTCAATCAGCATCATCAATATTATCTACTTTATCAAATTGGGGCAGTAATCATAAACTTTCAGGAATATCATATTTAGCTTTAAGGTTTAAATGGAATCAAGATGTATTTTCTGGAATACCTAAAATTCAAGCAAAAATAAAAGGTAAAAAAGTTGTAGCATACAATTCAGGCTTAGTTCCACAAAGTCCAGCTTTCTCAACTAACCCAGCTTGGTGTTTATTAGATTACTTAACAAATACAAGATATGGTAAAGGATTAACTACAAGTGAAATAAATTTACAAAGTTTTTATGATGCTTCATTAGTTTGTGTAACACAAGTAACACCATATTCAGGTGGTAGTGATATAAATATTTTTGACACAAATGCAGTACTAGATACTTCAAAAAAATTATTAGAAAATGTTAGAGAATTATTAAAAGGTTGTAGAGGTTATTTACCATACACACAAGGTAAGTATAGTTTAGTTATAGAAACAACAGGAACTGCATCAATTACACTAACAGAAGATGATATTATAGGTGGATATACTTTACAAACTCCAGCTAAAAACGAAAAATTTAATAGAGTAATTTTATCTTATGTTAATCCTGATCGTAATTTTCAAGTAGATGAAGTTCAATTTCCACCAATAGACGATTCTGGATTACCTAGTGGAGATCAACACTCAACAATGAAAGCTAGTGATGGTGGATTTTTGTTAGAGGGTAGATTTGATTTTGGTAAGGTTATAACTAACACATATCAAGCAGAAGAAATGGCAGAAGTTATTTTAAGAAGAACTAGAGATTCTGCAAGACTTTCAATTAATGTTTCTTTTAGTGCGTATGATTTAGCTATAGGAGATATTGTAAATGTAACGCATAGTTCAATTGGTTATAGTGCAAAACCTTTTAGAGTGTTATCTATAAAATTTAATCCAGATTTCACATTAGGTTTAGATTTAGTTGAACACCAAGACGCACATTATACTTGGGCAACTAAAACACAAGCTACTGCAATTCCATCTACAAACTTACCTAATCCATTTAATGTTCAACCACCAGCAAGTGTTACTTTAGATGACCAATTAATTGAATACAATGATGGTACAGTTATCGTTGCTTTAAATGTAACAATAGGTGCTTCTCCTGATAGCTTTGTTGATTATTACCAAGTAGAATACAAATTAAATTCTGATACTAACTATATTATCTATGCACAAGGTTCAGGATTAAATCATAGAGTCTTAAATGTAATTGACCAAAATGTTTATGATGTAAGGGTTAAAGCAGTTTC